ACAGAAATGGGCTATTATAATTAATAAACCGTCCCTCTAGATATTATTTCTTTGATGCTTGTAGCCTCTTCCCCAGGGTGTGAAGGTAGTTGGATTAATTGCACTTACTTACTACGGTAGAGATGAAGCAGGGGTCGTAGGGGGCATGCAGCAGTGTCTATAGCACCCTCGTGTCGGACTCGACGCGGACCTGTTAGTCGGATATTGGATTTGTAAGGCGGTTCAATTACTGGAACTAGAGCGACTTGGATAGAGTGACTCTTCCTCTGAAATGTATCGAATGACTCGGAAACTGACCACTACGGTATGAACAACGTCGGTGTGTTTGTGGCCGCCATGTGGGGGCTGCACTTCGGTGTAGTCAATTGCATGAGGTCGGGGTGGGACAATAGGTTCTGCTCGGCACATCCAGGTCCGCTTTCCTGTGAAAAGCAAAACCCAAACAAACCTCAAAATGTCTACTAATGAAAACGATTTAAATTGCTCAACCCCAGCTGGATTCGAATTCGAATATCAAAGGAACGAACGAACAATTGTACAAGCAGAAGATGTAATAGGAGTAATGAAACATGAATGTGAAGAACCCTACGAATGTGATCAATGCATGACAGTATGTTATCCAGTCTTTCTAACAGCTTTGGATATTTGGGAAGTTGCAGGTCTAACAAAAGCAGTGATCTGGTTGCAAGGACTAGCGTATTCTATGGGCGATAACGGTGTGAGACAAGTCTTGTTGAACACATTACCTGGCAAGTGGAAAAAGATGTCAAACTTATGTAGAAAAAGACTTTTGGATGCTTTCCAATTTCGTGAAGAGAAAGTCGAAGCCGAACAGAGAAAGTTTCCTAAATTTGAACATGAAAAGACACCACAATCACTCATTGTATGGAACCTGTTTATTGGTGTAAATTGTCCACCTGGTTTCTCCGCATTGAGGAAAAAGTATATTTACGCATCAATTGACGGACAACATTATGTGAATTACCATGGCGTACAACTCGATATAATTCAACCAAATCAACGACCAACATTCCCAGCACTTATTGAAGATCCAGTTTTTGGATTTTTGAAAGATTTAGATTATGACGCACAGAGTGCATGGAATATGACCCGAAAAGACTTGTCGCGTTTTTCAGAACATACGAAACACTTTGAACGGTGGGTACGAGAGCATTCGAAAAATAAGGATGAAGTAAAAAGATTTATCGGAATACACTTGGAATCACCACCACGCTTCTTACGTCAAACACAGACAGCAACATTGTCACCCGTTGCATGGAAATTTGTCAAATCAGTAACAGATACGATCATGGTGGAGTATAAGAAAGAAAGAAAGTATGACAAGGAGCGTTCAGAGAAGTATATGGACTACCAGAATATGACCGATTATGAAGCACAAATGTTTTCATGGGGCTTGCCCTCGAGTCTAAAAACCGTAGGATCAAACATTCAGACAGCTTCGGAAAATTTGTCAAACGCAGGCAACAGAATGGCAGAACAAATGAGTTATTTCAACCAGACTTTATCGAAAATGACTGAAATTGCAGCAGGAACAGAACAGACAACTGCTTCACGCATAATGTCCACGTTGCATCTAATGTCAACATTGATCACTCAACTCAACCCAATGATGTACTTAACTGGTACCCCTTTGGCAATACATATATCAAGCGTGATAGCTTGGTGGAGCACAGCTCCAAGCATGATGGCGGTCTTCGGCCCACTCGTCGCACTTATTAAAGGGTGTGTCGGAACTACCATGGTTGCTCAGAGCGGAAATGATTCATACGAAAGGGAAACAATCATTTCATGCTTCAAAGAGTACTTTTGTACTGCCTTAGGTATGAGTTCGGATGGAAAATTGAATGAATCACGAGGACGAAGGATCGACTTATTGATGAAAACAGTGATGAATGCATCAAAACTTGCTTCGATGATTTGGTCGTGCTTCCATACTGCTATGGAGTGGATTCTTGGAAAGCTTGACTTAATGGATACAACTACCCTACAAGACAGGATGACAGCATTTACTATCGCTGCAGACACCTTTGACTTAGATGAAACCAACCCTGACGCTTATAGAAAAATTGAATCACGAGAAGACATGAAAGACTTAGCCAATTTGATAATTACTGGACGACGATTAATGCGAGAGTGTGCTATAGCAAGCCCACGTGTTAGTGGCCCCGTTGCGCGCTCTTTATCCCGTATTGAAGCAAAGTTCAAACAGATACGCGCCTATCACTTTAAGGAGACAGGCGCAGAAATGGAACCAGTTTCTGTATGGATAGAAGGTGCAGCTGGAACAGGAAAAACTCTAATGATGGACCAATTAATGACTGATGTCTTTGCCGTACTTGGTAGGGCATATGACCACGCATACCATAAGTATGTCATAAGTAAGGATTCGGATTACTATGATGGTCTATTTGGACAACCGGTTATTGTTTTAGATGATGTCTTTGTAATTAATGACCCTGAATCAGATAATAAAGATATTGCTCGAATTGTATCTTTAACAGATGGATCTGTGAAACATTTGAACATGGCTGACTGTGACTTGAAAAGTTGTACATACGCAACACCAGAATTTGTACTCATGACATCGAATACGACTCCTAGTGATTCGGACTTGACAGGTAAACTTAGAGCGCCAAACGCTTTGATGAGGCGATTGGATATAATTGTGAAGACAACGAATAAACCAGGTGAAGGGTTTGAAGATCAGAAATTCATAATCCAAGAATTTAAATTCTCACCATCGAATTTGCGACAGAATGGAACGTACGTGGCTATTGAAGGGAAGTCATCGTACATGGATCTAGTGGAATTGGTGGCAGCAAAATATTATGAACACAAATATCACCGTGTATCGACTGATGGACGACTGAATGAAGAACAGATTTCTAGTATACGACGAAAGGTTAGAATTGATCTTGGGTTACCTAGTTATGATGTAGTTGACATCCATCCTCCACCTCCATCGTTGGAAGGAGATACAGATGGATTTGACGATGGGTGGGATCCCGAAGTGGGTGTGCAATTAACCGGTGGCACTGATACCGCGTGGAACCCTGATACACTTAGACAGCGAATGATACCATCAAAGAACACTGACCCTAATGAATTGGACTTTGAAGCACAAACAGCGGATAGGCGACAGGTTGAATATCTTAGATCGAATGCGTATCCAGGAGAAGAAGTGAACACGCTTGATGATTTCCGAGATGCAATGGACGAGTATATAAGTGAACAAGTACCATATATGGATGACATCATAAAATCTCAATCTTACAAAATACTACCAGGAGAGACTTGGCGTGAACGAGCGTATCGATATTATGCACGTGTGATGAAAAAGGATGACATAAAATTCCCAATCAATATTGGTAAAGTACATGTATTGGGATGTATCTATCATAAACCTATGATGACCAATTATTGGGCTAAGTATGCGTTGGCTGTAGCAGGAGCATTTGCTGCGTATGCAATTTATCATCTTGTGTACAAATTGGCTCGAGCTACAATTAACTTTTTCCAACCTACAATTGACGCTGTGAAAGACTTTAGTTGTGACGTGATTAACAAGATGGCGATAGCAGTTGCGAATAGAACCATGAAAAATAATGTATATGACGACAAAGATATCATCGAAAATGGCGGATTGAACACTGTACATTGTCACACTTGTATTAGCTGTGGACAGATTTTGCGTCATCGCGCAATATTGAATGATTGTCGCATGCATATACATGCGTGTACAGGTTGTGAAGTAGAAGGAGAGAGCTCCCCAGAAGCGAATACTTTCTCAGGTGCCAAAGCTCGCGTAGTACGATTGAAACGCGCTGCTAAAATGAAAGGACAAGCTGGCAAAGTAGTACCCCAAGAAATCAGTGAACAATTTACCATGCATTCAGCAAGTGATACTGCGGCTGTCGAAACTTTCTACGCTACCAGTCGTAATTATATCACTATTCAACGATTAGATAGAGGTGTTAGTGTACAGGGTTTTGTGTTGCAAGGCAACATAGTATGCACTGTTGGACACTTCTTGAGTGATTTAGAATTTGACGATGAACCTGTAACTTTAGTTGTCGACTCGATTCCAGTGAGTAATGTAACCTTTAAAGTGACGTATGATGACCTGTTGTTTATAGAAGATGCCGATACTGTTTGTTTCAGACTACCAAAGAATGTGGTTGCTTTCAGGAGTATTGTACACCATTTCGTTGATGAAGAACCTGTAGATGCGCATGGCGTGATGATGCCTCGATTGACAGTTAGTGGTAACCGATGTGTACTTACAGAAAAGTACTGTTCTGATTATAGAGCTTTGGGCTCACAGCAGTACAAGTATGATGGTAATTACATCGTGACAAACGGATGTGGAAGTTACGCAATGCCTACATCCAAAGGAGACTGTGGTAACCTTATATATCTTGTTGATCCTACGAAATCGCGCAAGATTGTTGGCTTTCACATAGCTGGCAATGGAACAGTAGGTATATGTAAGGTTGTCACGCGAGATATGGCACTGGATATAGTAGCCCAAATGCGTGAGAAATTTCCATGTGGAACTAGTGTATCACCAGTAATAGAAGAAGAACTTGAATGTGACGATGATGGTGAGATGGTAGCACAGGGAATGACAGCACCCCAACCTATTTGGGAGGGACTCGGATATCATCCTATTGGAACATCTGATGTGAAGATTGTTGGATCCGGAAAGAGTCAGTATGCACCATCAATCATACATGGGAAAGTGTATGAAGTGACACACAAACCTGCGAAATTGAGAACTTATAAGAACACTGAAGGTATTCGCATTGACCCACTGCACCGAGGTGAGGTTAATAAAACTGACTCATGGGTACCTGAAGAGAGACTTGATAGTATTGTTGACAATATGTATGATAATATAATGATGTACCCTGACCATTCAAATGAAAGACGTTTATTGACTGAGACTGAAGCTATAAATGGCGTGATGATTGGAGAGAAGACACTACACCCATGGATTGGTGCCATGGAAATGAAGACATCTGCTGGATTACCTTTTATCAAGAAGAAGAGTAAAGGAAAAGGTAAGACAGGCTTGTTTGAATTCGAAGAGGGCAAGTATGCTATGATGGATGAAGTAAGAGATGAATATGACAAACTGAAAGAATCGATAGAAAAAGAAGATGAGAGCGATTGTTTGTGGCCTGTGTTTTCAGACACGAAGAAAGATGAACTACTTATAGCCGCAAAAGCTGACGCTGGAAGAACCCGTATTTTCAATGTGGGACCTGTACACTTCAATATACTCTGTCGTGAATACTTTGGTATGTTTAACGCGCATATCATGGCCAACCATAATGAAGGCGAAGTAAAAGTGGGTCTGAACGTGCATTCAGATGAGTGGAAAATATTCTACAACACTCTGATACGTAATAGTGATCCTGAAGCAGT